CTCGCGGGTGCGGTCGCAGAAGAGGTAATCCTCTCCCATGTAACCTTCTTCGGTCAGCTGGAAGTCAAACAAGCACGGGATCATGCGGTCCGTCTTCTTGTCGTAGTAGGTCCACTCAGGGTGGGCCTTGGTCATCTCGACAAACACCTCACGGCGCACCAGCATAAACGCCGTGGCGACACGCTCAGCACGAACCAGACCCATACCGTTCATGGTCAGGTCACCGTTTTCGTCGTACTCAAGGTTGGCAATGTAGGTCTTGGTCTCGCTGCGGGTGCGCGGGACACCAGCGACGATGCCTTTTTTGGGGTCGGAACCCCACGCCATCAGGCGGAAGATGTCGTCAGGCTCGAAGTTGATATCCGAGTCGATAAACATCAGGTAGTCGCAGTTGGACTCCAGCATGTCCTGCGACAGCAGGTTGCGCGCCCGAGAGACCACTGAGCAGCCGCAGATGGAGCCAATCTGAATCTCGATGCCGTGTTGCGGGGCCGCCTGCGCGAAGCGCGCAAGGGAGATGGCCAACTTCAAGGACACCTTGAAGTCGTAGGCCGGCAGAGCAATGAAGATGCTCTTCCCGGCTAGATCATAACTGCGCTGTGCCTGCATAGGTCACCCGTAGAAAACAGTGGCAGTTAGGTTAGCATCCAACCCTACATAAATCCCATTTTCAGCTAGAATGCCTTCGCCGGGAACAAGTATAGAGTAAGCAACAGCGTTATAGCTGTCGGCTTCCAACAATACAGTTAGGTAGGCCGTTACGTTACCTGTACCAGACGCCGCCGTAGTAACCGTAAAGGTGGTGGCATTAGCAGTAAGTACCGTATACGCGCCGTCCACAGCGGTACCACTAGTAAAATTCAAAACTACTCGATCACCCGCAGCCAAGGTATTTGCTACCGTAACTGTTAGTGTGGTTGAGGTAATGCTGTACGTACCCGCTTGCGGGTCGTTGTCCATAAAAAGGACGTGCCTTGCTGCCGCAGTCGCGTTTGCGGAAACAATAGCCCCCTTCAGACGGGTGCGGGAACCGTACGCAACACCTGAGCTAGTTAGGTGTTTGGATTTGACATCATATTGCATACCCATCGGATTTCTCCTTCTTAGAGGTTACCGATTAAGCGTTAACAGTTGCGCCGTTGTTCGACAGAACCATCCAGCCCAGCGTGGTGAAGTACTGGAGGATAACCGAGTCACCCACGTCACCGAACACAATGGTCGAGAAACCGGTCTTGGTGGTCGGGGTCAGAGTCGCATCGCCGCCGCCATCAACGGTCATGACTAGATTCAGAATCTGACCAGCAGTGCCGTTGGCAAGCGTCAGCGCGGCAGCGCCAGCGCCCGTCGAAATCTGAACCGAAGCTGCGGTGACCGGGACAGCACCAGCGCCCGAGCGGGTCGTAACGGTGCCAAAGACGATGCCAGTGAGGTTGCCAGTGACGTTGCCAGTGACGTTGCCAGTGATGTTGCCGGTGAAATCGCCAACGAAACCGTTCTGCGAGATTACTGGACCCGAAAATGTCGTATTCGCCATGATTTATCTCCGTGTAGTAGCACATACCCATGTCGTCGCTACTACGTCTGCTAGGACAGTCGACACGGGTTAAATACCTAGTGACGTACTTGTATCACGCTATTAGCACAAAGAAAAGACCCCCCGACTCTCGCCGGGGGGTCTCAAAGTCCTAAACTTCCCTAGGACTTAGCTTAGGCAGCGCCTACCGAACCATACATGCCCAGCGGGTCAGACCAGCCGAACGAGTAACGCTCACGGCTCTTGTAACGGACGTTGCCGGTGTCGAAGTCGCCGTCCATGCTCTGAGCGAGCGGGGTACGGACGAAGTGCTTCAGACCATTCGGAACATCGGTCGTCAGGAACCAAGCATCGGTGTCGGTCAGGAAGTGGTTAACAGTGTAACCCTCCGGGATCGAGCCGTTGCTCTTGATGGCGTTGATGTCGTTGTCGGCGGTCGACACGCGGAGTTCAGTCTCCAGCAGTCGGGTCGCAACGAACATCAGGCTCGGCGGAACCACCAGCTTACGCGGCTTAGCCGCGATGAGCAGGCCACGTTCATCCGTCCACGCAGCGATCTGAATGACAGCCGCTTCAAGCGACGTTTCGTTCAGGTCAGCTGGCGTGCTGGGGATGTTCGAGTTGGTACCACCGGAGACCAGCGGGTGAGCGCTCGAAAACAGCGGCTGACCGTCACCACCGGGGTAGTCCGAGTCAAAACCGTTGTTCAAGACCGCAGCAGCCTTGGTCTGCTTGGTGTACGCCATGGCACGGGCCAACGCTTTGGTATAACGAGCCGAGAGGCTGTCATACAGGTTGTCTTCGATGGCTTCTTCCGTGAGCGAGAACCCGAGGGCAATCGTCTCATGGTTGTAGCGAGCCGTGAAGACTTCCTGAGCGTTGTCATAAGCAATGGCAGAACCTTCGTTCTTAACCGGAGCAGCCGAGAAGCCCGACAGCTTGGTTTCTTCTTCGAACGAACGCTCAGAGCTTTCAGTCTCGAAGATTTGCTTATGCTCTTCGCCATAGCGGGCGTATTCCAGACCGAACAGGGCGTTCAGGCCGGGCAGGAGCTCCTTGAGGAGCTGTGCGCGTGAAATAGCCATTGTTCAGTCTCCTTATGCGAGGCCAGTGGGGTTCAGGTACTGATGCATACCCTGATTCCACTTGACGATAACTTCGGTGTAAGAACCGGGGTTACCCGCCAGAGCGGTTTCGGGGACAACATCAATCACGCGGATCGGCCATGCCGAGCTCGTACCTTCGGTCGAGTCAACGCCGACCTTGGAGTTGCCCGTGATGGTTGAACCCACGTTGTTAGCACCGTTAGCCAGCTTCACGTTCGAGCCGACAGCAGCCTGAGTCAGGAAGCTGACGGTGTTCGAGTTGGTGCCGGCGCACACGGCAACCTTGAACAGAGCGTCCGGATCATCAAGGACGTATGCCTGAATGTCGGAGATGTTCGTGGTGCCGGGGTAGTACTGACGGAAGGTCTTACCAAACACCGGATCGGTGTAGGTGCAACCGAGGAAAACACCAACCGGCGTAGCAGCGTCAGTACCGGTGTCCTTGCCAACCGTACCACCAGCCAGCAACTTCACGACGTCACCATAGAAGATGGCCGTCGAAGAGTTAGTGGCGATGGGCAGCAAGCGAGTCGAACCGGCAAAAACCTGCCCGCCGATCAGATTGATCGGGATCAGCCCGTAGGGGCTGGTAACAGACGGATATGCCATCTCTAGCTCCTTTATTTGCCTTTACCAAATGATGTCGATGACCTCTTCTCACGGAAGAGCGGCATACGAGCATCGTTCTCTCGCATAAAGTTGTTGTCCACTGAGTCCATCTGGGCCTGATTTTTCTGCGCAAAATAATTTTTGCGCTGCCTCATCAGTTCCTTCGGGGCCTTGCAAAGCAGCAACCCTGCGACTTCGATGTTGTCTTTGAAGCGGCTATCTGGGTCAATCATCAGGCGAAACTGGGGCTGCTCTTCAATACGAACAGGTTCCCAACCTTCGCGCAACTTAGCCGAGATGTTCCGGGGGTCCTTCTCGTTCATCGTGGAAACACGAATCCAGCGATAGTCATATCCCGGCTGCTTATCAGGTTCAGGCAACGTCGAAGCCGGTGCCCAAGTCTGAAAGCGCTTTTCCTCTTCACGCGTCTGGCGGGGTGCACGCACTTCCTCCAGCTCACCAACGACGTCGTCAAACGTACGAGTACCACGAGTCATATTAGTTCTCCGTCTTCAAAAGTTCACGAGCATATTGCTCGGGAGTAAGACCCAGACGTTTAGCGATAGACAACTGGGACTGTTTCAGCACAATCTTCTTGGGGGACCGGCTGCGTGAAGCGGGAGCTACGACCTGCGAACTCTTGGTTTCGCGTTGAGAGGTTCTTGGAGCCTCTTCCTCCCCGAAGTAATCGGGGAACCTACGACGGATTGTTTTGTCAACCGCCGTCCAATATTCGTCGGTACCCACGTACTGCGGGCCACGTTCATTAACGAGCTTCTGGTGAAGCCCGAGAGCCGACGCAGTCATCTCCGGATCGGTTCCATACCACGTATTACGCTCTTGCCACGTAATCGTTCTCTGGTCGAGCCGGGGCTGTTGTGCCTGCTGCGGTACTATGTCTACCTCAGTACCCGAGTCCTGTAAAGTGGGTCTGTAATTTTCTACCTGCTGAAGCCGCAAAGTAGCCCGCGAGAGCTTTTCTTGAGCGTCAACGACCTTGTCAGCGTCCCCAGACTCGTACGCATCGCGGTAAGCCCGACGGGCTGCGTCGATTTCATACTCGGCGGTCTGCTTATAGCTACCAACGAGTGACTGCTCGCCTTCCGACAAGGTTTTCCGCAGTCGACGGTTCTCTTCCAACAGTCGTTGAGCGGCGCTAAGGGCCTCCTGCTGCTCGCGGAGCACGCGTTCTTTCTCGCGGCGCTCGTCGTGCCAGACCTTTTTCATCTGCTTGAGGCGCGTTTTGACCTTATCGGAGTAGTCTTCAAGCTCATCGCTCTCCAACTCCTCGACGATGTCCTTGGGCATAGGCTCTCGGCCCCGGTCAGCCTCCGGAGTGTCGTCAACAACCTCAATTTCGGATTTTCCGTCGACCTCGTCCTCAATTTCGAACGAAAAATCGTCGTCTTCAGCAGGTTTACTTGCCATTTCGGCCTCCTTTGTACGGAAAAACGCCTCCGTTAGGCGCGCGAGATGCCTCGCGGGTCTTCCACAACAGCTTCAATGCTGTCATCGTTCAAGATGCGGAACTCCCTACCGTGGATTTTCACACGGCTACCGGCCATCGGGCGCGTCAGGACGAAATCGCCCGGCTTGCACCATGGACCGTTGGGGAATTTGCGCTCATCTTTGTAGGCGTCAGGGCCCAGCTTCAGCACAAAAAGCACCGGAGTCGTTAGCTCCTCGTACTGCTTAGTGATGTCGGCCTTAAAAAGCCCGCTGCTGTACTTCTCTTCGATATCCGGAACCGCACACAGGATGCGATAGCCTGACGGCTCGGGCAGCTGCTTGGGTTTGTCTTCGGCGGGCTGGTTGGTCGCCTCAACATTGGTCATCTTACGAAGGGTAGGTAGTTCGTCAAACAGAGTTTTGTCCTCTGTATCAGTCATCGTCATTCTCCAGTCGTTGGGCAGTCTCGGCCAGAAAACTGTTGGCCATCATTAACCCACGGATAATGCCACAAGCGTACTTGTACTCTCCGTGGTCTTTGGCGTGCCCACGCGCCAAATCGTCTGCGAGGACTTTGATTTCCTCGTTGTTCTTGTCCGCCAGATAGCGGAGGATGTCGTTGTTCATTCACTTTCCCCCTGCGCCGGGGTTTGCGCCGACGCTTGTCCACCCATCATGCTCTCACGAGCAACTTGTACCCCAACGCGCAGCCCTTCGAGCTGCTCGTCCGATGCCAGCCGCGCTTTGTCCGTGGCTATCTTGGCACCGACGTTGAGACCTGCGATCTCCTTCTGTGCGGCGATGCGCTCGCGCTCGATGTCCAGCCTGTCCGCCTTGTCTGCGGCGTCGATCTGGAGCTTCTGCGCCTTCTGCTTGAGCTCCTCGGCCTTGAGTTGCAGCTCGGCTTGTTGAAGCTGCATGACTGGGTCCTGAGCCATCTGCTGGGCCTGCTGCTGTGCAGCCTCCGCCTGATTCTTGCGGAGCAGCTGCTGAGCGGCAGCAGCAGCCAGACGGGAGACCTCGACCTCGGTGCGCTCATCCATCTCGGCGTTAGGCGGCGGCAGCGGGACGCCAGCCTGCTCTTCCACCTGCTTGCGGTACTCATAAGCCAAGTGTTCTTGGATGTGAGCGTTTGCGGCTGCCATGATGACCTGCGCGTTGGGGCTCTGCCCCACCATCTGCTGGATTTTCGGGTCCTGCATAGCGGACATGTGAACGACGAGGTGTGCCTCGTGGTCCTGATACATAAACGCCTTCACGGGCTTGCCATTCAGGATGTCCATATTCTCGCTGACCGGGTCGCGCGGCTTCATCTCGTCGCTATCTTGTAGCGGCACCAGCTTCTGGGCGTTCTTGATGCCCAGCACCTCCAGCATCTGCCGGTGCAGATATGGCATGTCGTAGATACCCGGAGCCGTCTGCGCGAGCTGAATAACCGCCTGATACTGGACGATCTTCTGCGCCATAGTGGCAGCGTTGGGGTCCGACACGGGGATGACGTCCACCGCGTCATAGTCGCTCTTCTTAGCGAAGCGACTGCCTTCCTCGGGCTGGTAGGGGTACTTGCTGGGGGTATAGTCAGCGATGATGGTCTTAAGCAGGCGAAA